CATTTTTCCCATTTTATACACTTATATATTTAATAAATAAAATAAATAATTCAATTGCTCAATTATGCGATCATTTTCATTTTTATTGCTCCATGACATTTATAGTCATTTATTTTAAAATCGCCCACTAAATAATCGTGAATATTTTCTCTCTTATTAATAATTTCTAATCTAGGAAATTCAAATGGATTTCGTAAAAGTTGTTCTTTTATTGTATTTAAATGTTCTTCATATATATGACAATTACCCATAAAATAAACAAATTCATGAGCAATTAAACCGCAGTGTTTAGCTAAAAGATGCGTTAAAAAAGAGTATGAAGCAATATTAAAGGGAGAACCTAAAGCAACATCAACAGAACGTTGATACATTGCACACGATAATTTGTTACCATCGTGCACATTAAATTGACAAAATACGTGACAAGGCGGCAATACCATTTTATTTAGTTGACATGGATTCCACGCTGTTAATATAAGTCTTCTGTTGTTCCTAGTATCAGGATTTTTTAGTTGTTCAATAATAAATTGTAATTGATCAATACCAGGTTTATTTTCGTCCAAAATATGTCCTGTGGTTACATCGTAAGGAGCATTAAAATGCCGCCATTGATATCCATATATTGGTCCAAGTATACCTTCAGGATAATGACCTAACTCAACGCTATTCATAAATTCTTTAGAAGCGTTGCCATCCCAAATATGAACCCCTTGAGATTGCAATATTTTATTATCTGTTTCACCACGAATAAACCACAATAATTCTTTTAAACATGTTTTCCAAGCTAATTTTTTGGTTGTTAATAATGGTATCTTTCCATTTTTAAGAGAGAAACGCATAGACCTGGCAAAAACGCTTTTAGTATTTCCATTTCTACCTTTTTCAAAAAAACCATCTTCAATGATTTCTTTGATTAATTGTAAATATTGATTTTCTTCGTGGTCTATTTTTATAGTATCAATTTGACTAACATGATTTTCATTTTCTTTTTGTTCATGTTTCCTATCGAATGCACGAATCCAACTTTTAAATTCTTCATATTCACTCATGTATTTTATTTATTATTTAACTTTAATTACTTTTTGAAAGTTATTTAATTTCTTTTCTTTTTATAAATCATATGGAAAGTTCCAACGATTCAAAAAAAAGTTTTTTTAAGCATGTTTTTAATTTTGATAATGATTCAAAATCCGATATTTTAAATATAATTCAATATGCTTTACTAGCAATAATTCCAATTGTAATTTTAAATAAAAGTATGCAAAAATATGTCCCTGAAGCCGACGAAAAAAAAGGAAGTGTAGAAATTTTAGCCGAAGTTTTAGTTCAAGTTATTGTCATGTTTCTGGGATTATTATTAATTAATCGTATTATTACATTTATTCCTACTTACAGTGGTGCAGATTATCCGGAATATCATGTTGTTAATATAGTTTTATCGGTTTTAATGATTACTTTAAGTTTACAGACTAAATTAGGAGAGAAAGTAAGTATTTTAGTAGATAGAGTAATTGAATTATGGGATGGAAAAACCGGACAACCAAAAAAAGGAAACAATGGAAAACAAGGAAATGTAAAGGTTTCTCAACCTATTTCAGGACAACAGATGATGGGAAGTTCCGGGGGAATGAATAGTCAGATGAGTGGACAAACAATAAATCAAGCTGCCATTAATCAATCCTTATACGGTGGTTCTACGTCTATTAGTCAATTGCCTACTGCCGATATGAACGCACCAACCCAACAATTACCAAATTATAATAATATGTATCAAAACAATACTACTCCATTAATAGACGCGGCAACTCCTGGAATGGAAAGTTTTGAACCTATGGCAGCCAATTCGGTATTAGGAGGAGGATTTGGTGCTTCATGGTAAAAAAATTATAATACTATATTAAAAGTATAAATATAATATTATATAATGGATGTTAATAAATTATACAAAGCTTTAGATGATGAAAGTAATGAAAATTTATTGAATTTTACTACACAAAAAATAGTTGAAATGAATTTACAAATTATCAATGAACTTCAACTTGAACGTAAACAAGCACTAGAAATTATGAACAAATTAAAAGGATATAAATATATTGATGAAATAAGTGATTTAAAATATGGAACATACCTACGTTGGATACCTATACACGACCCTGACCCACGCAATATTCAATTAACCAAGGGTGCACTATTTTGTGAAATAAAAATAAAAGAGGAAGGTGTTTATATCATTTGTAAAAATTATGGTTATTCCAATACACATTTTCAAATCAAACTAGACGAAAATTTAGTATTTCAAAGATTAACTGAACAAGAAAAGGTTTTATTGTCTGCTTTAGATCATCTGGCTAAATAATTTTGCATTTTGTATTTTGCATTTTGTATTTTGCATTTTGCATTTTGCATTATTTTTATTTTTTATTTTTACGAGTTTTTGATTTGTTTTTTTGACCGCACTTACAATCTCCAAATAATCCATTAACGAATTTTCCTAAACTAATCATTTCCATATGTTCTTTATGAATTGGTTTTTTAACTGTTCCTAAATGTTTACCGCGGTGATACTTACTGACCATCTTAATACCTTTACCATTTTTAATACTAACTTTGCGAATAATTTTTTTACCTCCTACCTTTTTAACTTCAGTATTTTCGTAAAAATAATTGCTTCCAGACATTTATATATTGTCTATATACAATATTTTATATAGACAATATATATAATATACAAATTACAATGAATCCTATTTTAGTTCATTTATTTCATATTATTTTTGTGGGAGGTTTGTTTCTATACATTGGAATAAAGCAAAAAAATATGCCGTCAATCATGTATAATATTATTTTAGGCGCAGGAATATTAATTTTATTTTATCATTTTTACAAAGGTTATAAAAAAATCATAACTGGTAAAAACGCGTGGGTCAATATTTTTCATGTATTAATTGTGGCACCTCTATTAATTTTGACTGGTATCCAAAAACAAAATACGCCAAGATATATGTATGAACTCATTTTTATGCTAGCATTTGCTGCCATTGGTTATCATGGTTATTATATGGTTTTCTAAAAGAATTATCTTCTTTCATATTCAAATGCAGTGTAAATCCAATTGTAATCTAATGGATTTTCTATATAATAATTTTGTTTTTTATTACAAACAAAAGATTTGGGATATTGTCTTCCAATCCAAATAGAATATTTTACAAAATTACTATACTCGTTAATATTTACATTTATAAGGTCCGAATTATCTGCTTGTCTGCCTTTATAATCATACAAATTAGGTAAATGGTATGTGTATTTAATTGTGTTGTGTAAGTTCTCTTTAATGCGTAGTTTTGGCATAAAAAAATGTAGTAATTTGTATCTATAATCTGTTTTTGGAATTATAGATGTTATGACTCCTTTTCTTATAATGAAATGTTCATCGTATAAAAGAATATGTTTTATTATATCATTTGGTAAATAACGGAAAACAAATTTCATTCTTAGAATTAGTATATTTATTTTTTTAAATTATTTACAAATAGTTTCGACCCATTTTTTATTCACCACAGATTCCACACTTTCTAGTGCACCTTCACACCAACCTTGATATGTGCTTACTGCTTCGCCTACAACAAGCATTCCTTTCTCAGGATGTTGGGCATCAAAAATAAACTCAGCACGTGACTTGTATGGTCCACGTAACGGTTCATAATAATGAGTTCCTATTGGCCAATAAAAATCTTTAATTTCAATTATATAAAGTGATTTTGGTGGTAAACCTAGACTTTGTTCGACTAATTCTTCGTATAATTTCCTATTTTTCAATGTATTTTTAAGATGATTTTTTAATGTTACTGCATTTTTATTATCACTGTATGCAATCATATATACGCCTTTTTCTGAATTCATGGGTATTATTTTTTGTAATGGTCCAGGTACAATTGTATAGTTTGTTACATATTTTTTTAAAATTTCACTGGATTTTTTATCAAACTTCGCATACAATCGTAAAAAAGGTTGCCCATGTATTTGTTGATACACACTTTTTGGATTGCTGGCACCAGGCACTAATTTCAAAATACCTGAAATAGTAGTTGCAACAATAATTTTATTACAAAAATAGGTATTTCCTTCGTCAGTTTTAATTTCAAATAAACAAGGTTCACTATGGTCATTTATTTGCATAATTGCCGTAACATCATTAGAACATTTAATGTTTTTATATCCTATATACTCGCACAATTGATGCACTAATTCTTTCCATGGAATATATAAAATAGGCCATCCACCCTTGTTATCATCCATTCCATAATTATACAAAGTTTCATAAACATCGGCATCCTCATAATCAGTATATCCTGCATAAATAGTGAATAATTTATATTTTATATGTCCTAATATTTGTGTTGCAAAATCCTTGAATGTCATTTTTTGATAGGTGCTAGGATTTTTATTATATTCTTTTTTCAAATAGTCTATAACTTTAACAACATCAAATTCTGAATGTTGAGGTAACAATTTTGAATATTTCATAACAGATATGGATTTATCATAAGGGACGTGCAATTCTTTCATTAATTTTATTAATAATGGGTTAGTATCATTTCTCCCTATACCAGCACCTGTAACAATTTGCGTACCATAAAAAGTTTCATTATTCATTCTACCACCAATCCATTTTTTTTTATATTTTTCTAAAATTAAATAACTAGTTTTGGGTGACAATTTTTTAATATTATAGGCTGTGTATAACCCGGCAATCCCAGAACCCACGATAATAATATCATAAATTTTCATTGGCATTTGATATATATTTATATTTATATAAATAAATATAAATATAGATTTATATTTTTGCTTTATTTACCAAGTTTTCCAGTATTGCCCCTATTTTTTTTAGTTTTATTAAATTTCACACTCCGTTTCCCTGTACAATTAAATTTACCACGTGTTAATCCTTTTTTATTAAAAACTGATTTTGTGCAAATACCTATTGCCCGCGCCTCGTTTTTCAATTTAACTTTATCCTCTACCTTTTTAATACATATACACAATTTTTCTGATAATATATTTTCGGCTTCTTTTTCTAATAATTGTTTTGATTTAGGTATAGTTTTTTTATAATATTCCAAAATTTTTATGTAATCCTTTTGAGTTAAGTTTGTATTATTAGAATTTGTCTTTTTCATTAATTATATTCAATTTATTTAAACTATACAAATATAATAATTATAATAAACTTACAAAAATTACAAAAAATAATTATTTTTTTAACTTATAAAAAATAATTATATAATAAAGATACAATATGAAAATTGTAGTTTTTGATTTAGATGAAACATTAGGTTATTTTGTTGAATTTGGTATATTTTGGGATACTTTATCTACTTATATTTTAAAAAATAACAAAGATAACAAAGATGAACCTACACAAGAAGATTTTAACGCCATTTTAGATCTTTACCCCGAATTTTTACGCCCAAATATAATTAATATTCTAAATTACTTAAAGAACAAAAAATCGACAAATACGTGTCAAAAAATAATGTTGTATACAAATAATCAAGGACCGCGTAAATGGGCAAATCATATTATATCGTATTTTGAAAGTAAATTGGATGACAAATTGTTTGATCAAATAATTGCGGCCTTTAAAGTAAATGGAAAACGAATTGAAATATGCAGGTCTTCACACGATAAATCGTATAAAGATTTGGTTCGTTGTACCAAAATACCATTAAATGCCGAAATATGTTTTTTGGATGATAATTATTTCCCCGGAATGGCAAACAAGAATATTTATTATATTAATATTAAACCTTATGTATATGATTTACCATTTGACGAAATGTATAAACGTTTTTTAAATAGTGAAATTGGTGAAAAAATTTTGCAAAATCAAGATGACACCAGTGCCAAAAATGAGGTATTTATTGATTTTATGAATAAAAATATTAAAATGTATAATTTTCACGTAATAGAAAAATTGCCAAATGAACACGAAATCGATAAAATATTGAGTAAAAAAATAATGTATCATTTGGAGGTTTTTTTTAACAAGGCAAATAAAACAAAAACGCGTAAAAATATTCCTAGAAAAAGAAATAAATCTGGTAAAAATTTCTTCTAGTTTTAGGCTCTATAATAATACATCGGATTTATTTTATTAGTACTTTTATTATTATTACTAATATCATGAGCGTTATTGCTATCAACTACTTCAACAGTATTGTACAATGACAATGTTCGTGCACTTGGGTCAGTAGCAGTAGTATATTTTGGCATCCAAAAATATGGCAATATTTTACTGCAATTAGGATAATAATCATCAAATATTTTTTTATAAAATATTTTTTCTGTTTCTATACTGGCCGGATATAAATCATTTATTGCTTTATTTGTGGCCGCATTATCATATACACTACTAGTAAAATTATAATAGTTTTCTAATCGCATATTTTTTGATATAGTTTCTTGTAATATTACATATAAAGACCGACCCTTATTACTGACACCATCACTAAATGCTTCCTTACGACGCCATAATATTTCATCCGGTAATATTTGTCTTCCATAAATATCCTGAAATTTTTCCAAACGGAAACTATTACGCAATAAACACTTCTCCATTTTCTTATTTGTTTCAAAACGCACTTTCTGTGGAATAGATAAATAATAATTAGCAAATGTTTTATCTAGAAAAGGCGTCCTAGGTTCCAACCCATTTGAAGATATCGATTTATCTGACCGTAATACATCAAATAAATGTATATCCCTTAGTAAACGTCGCGTTTCACGATCGAATTCAATACAATCAGGACAATTTTTCATATATAAATACCCCCCACATAACTCATCTGAACCATCCCCATTGAAAATCACTTTGGCGTCACTATTTTTTGAAATATATTTACCCAATAAATAATTACCAATACTGGCGCGCACTGTGGTTGTATCATAACTTTCAATTTTATAAATCACTTCAGGAATAATATCAATCATTTCTTTTTCTGTCAATATAATTTCAGTATGTTTTGTTCCTAAATAATCGGCCACTATTTTAGCATATTTTAAGTCCTCAGAATCAGGTAAACCAATACTGAAAGTTTCAATTTGTTTTTCTAAACCAAATTCTAACTTATTAAAATGATTTACTAAAGCACAAACCAAACTACTATCTAACCCACCAGATAATAAACATGCAACTGGACGTTCTCTATTAAGACATCTTTTGCGTACAGCATCACAAAAATAAATGGCCAGATTTTTTTCATAATCATCCATATTCTCATTTTTATAAAAATTGAGATTATGTGGAAAAGTAGGACTAAAATAAGTTTGATTTTCTTTAATAGGATGCCATTTGGAACAAGCTAAACTGGATAAATAATAAGTTGTATAAGTTCCTGGTTGAAATTGCTGTATTTCATAATTAATAGTATCATCTTGTAGAAAATCACTTAAGCATTTTAGTTCTGATGAACACGCAATTAAATCAGTTGATTTATTTTTTAATAAATAAAGTGGGCGCACTCCATAAGGATCTCTTGCAAAATAAATAAAATTATCAATGTTTTCATCTAACCTCAAATCATATAATACAAAAGAATAAACCCCGTCAAGCATTTGTAATGTTTGTTTCATGCCATATTTCAAATATAAATGAATAATTACTTCACAATCAGAATTTGTAAAAGGTGATATCTCCATTAATTCAAATAAATAACGATGATTGTAAATTTCCCCATTGCAAATCAAAACAATATTTTTGATATTTAAGGGTTGATTTGAAATGAAATCGATCCCGTTGATGGCTAACCGGTGAAATCCAAAGAATACATTATGAAAAGATACGAATTTAGAGTCTTCTGGACCTCTACATACCCCTTTGTTAAATTGTTTTTTATAATATTGCTCGTTCTTTTTTTCACCATTTAATATACAAAATATTCCACACATTTGAATTCAAGATTATTTAACCTACATTAATAACAAGTACAATCTTTATATATATTTATTAAATTTATAAATATAAAAGTATCTATATTTTTATATTTTAACATTTTTATATTTTAGGAAAAATTATAATAAGCATATTTACTATAAAATGCCAGATATTTTCTCTGCAACGGCAACGGCTAACGGAAGTTCAAGGACTTCCACTGATCCCCCACAAACAGTTACATCAACTGCCACAGCATCTGCAACATCTACTGTTTCGCAACTAGATGCACAAACTTTAGCCAACAATACAGCACAACAAGTAGCTAATAGTGATGCCCAAACTCTCGCTAATGGTATTAGTTCAGCTGTTGAATTTATCAGTGCTTTTGGACCAATAGGACCAACTGGAGAAAGAGGAGAAAGAGGAGACATTGGCAATAGAGGAGAACCCGGACCTACTGGTGCTAACGGACGTGATGGAACTGATGGTTCACAAGGACCTACTGGTGCTAACGGACGTGATGGAACTGATGGAACTGATGGTTCACAAGGACCTACTGGTCCAACCGGACCATCTGCAACTGGAGGTTCTAGTTCTCCAAACACAACAAGTACAGTATATTTTGATAACATAACTGATATGAATAATTTCCAATTACCAACTCCTGACCCAAGTGGGTCACACTATTACGATATCCAAATATCCAGTTCACTTTTAGGATTAAGTCCTGATAATTTTGGATATTCTCCAATTCCCACATACACCCTTTCTAATACGCGTGTATATGAATATAATGAAAATGTATATTTATATGGAACCATTTATGATTTATGTTCAAATACATTAAATTTTGATGTTTCCAAAAATATAATTTCGTATGACATGAGTGGCAATATAAATAATCTTTTTAATTTTACTAGTGATAATTTAACACGAATTGTAACTTTAAAAGGAACAAGAACAAGTAATAGATTATTTGGTTCATATAGTGGTACAGTTAGTGAGTATAATGGATTAATTGAAATAGATCCCAGTAGCGGTCTAATTCTAAGTAACAATACTTTAAAGAATTTAACAGTTCCGGTACCTAGTAATATTTATTATAATAATATATTTACATATGGAAGCACCAATAATTTATTATTAATAGCATATAGCAGTGACCGAATAACCGAACCAAGTGGAAATAGTTCAAACCTAGTATATTATAATACTGATACTAGTCAATTATATTTTTTAAAAGACAGTTCTGGTAATATTATTTCTGATATTAATCTCGCAACTGTATTAGGAGAATACCTATATTTGGTAAATAATAATAATTTAAATTTAGTTTCATATCAAATTTTAAATAATGCGTTATCTGAAAAAGGTTCCTTATTAACTACAGCATTATATAACGCGAGTTTTGCATTAATAAATAATAAATTTTTGTCAATACCTTTTGCTTTCTCTTTAAACAATAATAATTATACTTTTATTACTAATAATGGTCTTTTTCAATTTAATCCTGAACTTACATATTTCGATGTGGAATATTCAATAAATAATAGATTTTTATCAAGTTACCCAACTTTATTTAATTTATCTGATACAATTTGTTTTCTAGGTAATTCCACTAGTTATTATTATATGACTTTGGATGCATCGGGTAACAATGCTTTTGTAAATGGTTATAATCCTTATTTAAATGATTATACCGTACAATTTGGTAACGTGATATACAACGAAATTGATGTAGTATATGGAAATAAAAGAGTATATTATATAAGAAAAAGTGGTGCATTAATTAATTATTTATCTAATAAAAGTTATTCTGGAATGGCTAATTTTTTAGTAACATCTACCGAAAATATCAATAAGGTTTATATAAAAAATAATGATGGTGGTATAATTTATTTGAACAATTCATCTAATAGTTTTTATTATAATGGAACAGAATGGGTACTAACTTCAACATCAAATATACTAATAATGTAAAGTGTTTAACTACATGCATGTATCTAGTAAGTCAAAAATATAAATGTTTTTATTTTGTTTCAAAACAATAATATCAACATCATCAAATCAAATTTTTATATAATTTATAAATAAATTATTCAATAAAAATAATATCTAATTATAATAAAATAAAGTCTACTATGAATCCATCAATAAATAATGTAAAAACCGAATGTGTAGCCGATATACATAACACGACAAATATGAGAATTTATGATAGGAATCTTCCTTCACAAATGTTACAACCTTATATTGATGTAAGACCTGTTATGACAAAATATTCTTATTTGCCAATTGTCGACCCAAGAAAAGAATTGCATGTTAAGATGGAACAAATGCCAACATTCAATCCTCATACAGTTTTTAATCCAGGAAATACACAGTCTCCTTGGTCTGGTTTTGCTTCAAATATAAATACTGAATCAGAATTAAGAAATCAAATTTATGCTCTACAAAAATGCAGTCAGGCAGTTTATGTTCCGAATAGTACAAGTGATTTATATAATTATAATTTCATTCTAGGAAATCAAACACCCATTCAATATCAACCGCATGGATTATTATTTAGTAAAGATAATTTTGATAGTTTCAATCCAAATCCAGATCCGAATATTGTAGGCACACAAATATTTTCAAATCCTACAAGAGCACAAGTTAAAGATATACAACAACAAAAATGCCAAGAAAAAGAAGCAGTGCAAAAAAAATAAATAATAATAATTTTTATTGAATGATGTAATAATTTTATAATAATTTTATATTTATTATAAAATGACCGAAAATATTGTCAATCAAATAACTTTAGATTGTTTGATAAATAGAGAAATATTTGACAAACATAATTCTACAATAAAAAATATGAAGATTAATAAAAAAGACAAAAAATTTTATAGAAAAAGAATTTTGAATTTAACACGGGAATTATTGTTAACAAAGAAAGAGGGCAATGATACAAGTGACATAACAAATATAATGGAAACCGTTGTAACACCAGATTTATTATATGCTTTTAATAATTATGTAAAAGCGTGTATCCAGAATTTCAAAACAATTGATAAAAATGACATCATCCAAGAAGATTATAAGGATATGAATTTAAGTAACCAAAATATTTTAAATAGTGCCGAAACTTTACAACATGATAATATACAAGAAACATCCAATGACAACAATAGATTATTTATGCGTACAGTTAAAACAAAACCGAGTCTAGATAATTTCGTAAAATATACATATAAAAAACAACATGATGATATTATTTTACCAAAAATAAGAGAAATAAATTTAGATGAACCAACTTTAAGAAATAAAGGAATCAAAAAAAAAGAAAAAGAAAATAATATCAATATAGTTTATGATGAAAACAAAAAAAAATAAGGCAAACAAAAGACATATTAAAAAAATATATAAGGCACATAAAACACGAAAAAACAAAAACCAAAAAAAACAAAAATTAAATAAAAAGATACCTTCCAAAAAACATATTCATAATCACAAAATAAGAAATGAAACTATCATATTAAAAAAAGTTAATTGTAGTCCAAAAGATAAAAATGATATTAATGATTTTACTTGTTATACCGATAAAACATTATTTAAGTTAAGAGATAAATGGAATTTAAGGCATCCGGATGTAAAAATAGTATCAAATGAACCAAAAGAAATACATGATTTATTGAAAAATTATTTGAGTAATGTGTGTAATAAAGAATCTTGTTGGTTAAAACAAAAGGGCGAGTTTGACAATTTAGAAGAAGAATTTAAAGAGTCGTTTGCTCCAGAATCACCAACCGAATGGAAAAAAAACCCTAATGAATGGTTATCTAGTTTGGATATTATAAAAGTGATGAAACAATATGAAAAAGCCTATAAATGTTTTGATTTCATAGGACCATCCCCAATTGATTTTGATAAGAGAAAACTTTATGGGGAATGTGTTTGGGAAGAATTATGTAATTTTAATTTAGAAGAACAAATTAAAAAAGGTAAAACAAAAATTGGTATTATATTTAATACAGACCCACATAATAAACCAGGCGAACATTGGATTTCTATGTTTATTAATATTAAAAAGAAACAGATATTTTTCTTTGATAGTGTTGGTAACACTGCACCAAAAGAAATTATGAAATTCGTAGAAAAGATAAAATCACAGGGACAAAATATGAATCCAAAAATGAATTTTACTTACGATGAAAATCATCCAGTTGAACATCAATATGGAAATACCGAATGTGGTATATATAGTATATTTTTTATTGTTCACATGCTAGAAGATAAGATGACCGACAATTACTTGAAAACCCATATACTAAAAGATGAATATATGCAAAAATTTAGAAAGGTTTATTTTAATGATCAACTCTAACAACTTTAGAAAAAGATAGTTATATTTTGCACAACTTTTTCTAAAAGTTGTAAAAGTTGTTTATGCGCAAATATATTAAATAGATAATTATTAATTTAATATATTAAAATGTCAAATAATCAACTACACCAATTTTTAACTAAAGAAAATATCCAAATTTTATGGGATGTATTAATTGAAGACCCGATAATCAAAAATTTTTGTAGTTCTCACAATAAAATTATTGAATTAACGAAACTTTTTGAATCAAATCTAAAGGGATTTTATGATGTAGAGAGAAAAAATTGCACTAATTTAATTGAGTTAAATAAAAAATATATGATATTGATTATAAATTATTTAGGTAGACAAATACTAACTCCCACTACAAAACCTATGGAAAATGCTACGCAAAATGCTACGCAAAAACAATTATCGCAATTCAAAAAAATTACAATACACAACGAACAAATAAAACAACCTATTACTTACGAAGAAATACAAAATGAACGTAAGAGTCAATTTGAAAAGGATTTATATAATAGACAACAAGAATTTATAAATGCAATGAGTAATCCAGTTCCACCTGTTCCTGATTTTAGTGACAAAATAGATGAACCAATTAGTGAAATTGAATTAGAAATTAAAAAGATACAAGAACAAAGAAATTATGATATGGAAATTATCAATCAAAATTATCAACAAAATATCACAAATCAACCCGATTCAAATGATAAAACATGGTTAGAAAGTGAAAATACAAATATCAAAAATGAAAAACATATTAGTTGGGCAGATGAAAATGCTGGGTTGTTTGCAAAATTAAAAAAAATATCTACCCCTGATACTAATAATAGTATTAGTAATAATAGTATTACTAGTAACAATAATAATAGTGATATTTCAGAAGAAATTAATTTTCTGAAAAATGAAATGAATCTTTTAAATAATAAATTAAATATACTCATTAACAAAATGGACAATATGGATAAAATATATGAACAATCAAATGAAGAATCAAATCAAGAATCGAATTATCAATAAAAATGAAAATAAAAAATTATAATATATTGATATAAAAATTATATTATAATTAACTCCAATAAAGTTATGTATTTAAAGATTATACGTCCTTTTTATGTAGTACTATTCTATTTATTTATTTTCAATAATTTCTACGCGAATGGTGAAAATTCCTATTTACGTTTTAGAAATTCAATACTAAGAATTTATATTGCAAATGATAAAAATAGACTTCAATTAGTAAATGAATATTCTAATAAGTTAGTAGAAAAAATTAAAAATAAACTCGTGAAAAAATACTACGATTTGAATATAATCTATAATAATTTAACCGATGAAGAAAGGGAGTTAGTTGATTTTATTATTTCGCTATGTTTTTAAATTGTTAAGTTACTAATGGTTTGAATACCTTGTCGCCTTTTTCATTTATTTCAAGAGTACCTATTTGTAATGGTATAATATTTGGATCATTCAATGCATCCATATAACTTTTTTTATCATAAAGATTTAATAAACTATTATTTATTCTTCTATATACATATTCTGTTCCATTTAATTTAATAGGTTTTCCTTCCCACTCAATTTTTTGTTTATTAGCTTTAACTGTCATATCATTTTGTTGGTTTGTATAGTCAGGAACATAACTGAATTTTGTGTTTGTAGGGTCTCCAAAATTGAAACATTTACCATTTGAATATATATAACAATCAAAGGCAGTTTCTTTGATTGCATCAGTAAGTTGTAAACTCAAATTGGCTTTAATTTCAGAAATTTCGTATAATAATTGATCACTGGTTACTGGAACTTTTGGTTCACCCTTCGATAAATCCTTTCGTTTTAATTCAATTGCGTCGTCCGATTTTAATTGTTCGGGGGAAAAAACCATCAAATATACAAATACTTCAACTGTTTGTAAATTACGTGGCAAATTTTTATGACTGCAAATACGACGGGCGCGTCCAATAACTTGTTCTGTCCTAACTGGGTGCCAATATGGTTCCATAATATGCACATAACGCGTATTTCTTAAATTAATACCTTCTGAACCCGATGATGTAATCATGAGAACCTTAATTATTTCTCCCATATTGTTATTATTTGCCATTTTCTTTAATTCACTAGATAAATTAGTAGGAATATAATCCCATTCACCATTATAAATTCTTCTAATAATTTCTTTTTCTTCCGTTGTTTCTGTACCAGTATATAACGCATACGTAGGTTTTCCCAAATCATCCACAGGAATGTCAATTTCCCAAATATCCGATGAATTTTTCTTTATTTTAAATCGGGCAAACCCATTCTTTTCTAAAGTCAGACTGAATAATCCTATACCTTCTAGAGTTCTAAATTGACTATATACTAAATGTAAACCAATATATTCTGGGTCTTTAATATTATCAAGAATATGTAAAAATTTGGGACTGTATTTAGCCAGTCCTTCTGGTGTCAAAAAAATGTCGCCGTTTTCTTTAATATATTTAATTGTTGTATCGATTCTCTCTTTATATGTAATACCACCAATTTTATCAAGAATTTGGTCTCCTTCTTCTTCGCCTTCATTCTCGTCATTTACATCGATATTTACTTCTTCTCTTTGAGCCAGTTTTAATAAATTTGTTACATTCGATTCTTCTGGCACAGGCACAGGTTTTTCACCTTCAACATTCTCTTGTACCGTACCGGAAGTCTTTTTTTTATTGGAAGGCAATGGTCTCTCATCCATGACAAAATTACAATATAAACGTGAAAATATTCTATACGTAGAAGTGGCTTCTTTAAATAATTCATCTAATTTTTGTGGTTTTTTGGATGATTTCTCTAATTTTCTCTCCTCCCTTCGCGCCGATTCATAAATTTTGAATTGAAAATCACTCATAGGAATTCTAACTATATGATAATCTTCTCCTAGTGTTTTATTAAAAACAGGTAATAAACTTTCTTGAGCACTCTTAAAATAGGATGATAAACCAATAATGCGTCTTTTAAGAGAATCCACATTTTTTAAATTTTTTGTAACACTGTCAATGTATTGATTTTCAAAAATATCGAAATCATCTGGTAACGCTTTTAAATTGCGAATTTTGATACCATCTGCCACAACTTCTATGTCATTTTTTCTTAAAACATTTATTATTTTTCTCTCAAAATCGTCGTCACTTATAAAATCCATATCGAAAATGTTATTTCCTGTATCATCTTTTTTAATATTAGAAACCCCTTGATATCCAGAAGACATTTTAATTTTATTTTTAAAACCAAAAGGATTTCGTGTAATAGTAAGAACTTTACTTGAAGGCGAATAATCCAAGTAATCCAATGTTTTCTCTCCTAGAAGCATGTCCTGAAGTGTATTTTTATCAACTTTTTTAGTTGTTTTTACATTCAAAGGGATATTCCAAGTTTTAATGTATCCTCTCAAAATATTAAAAAGTATTCCAAATTCGTTTGGATAATTGATAATAGGAGTGCCACTAAGAAGGACAACACGGGCATTCTTTGCACTCATTAAATATTCATATAATTTGGTTGAAAGGAATTTGGGAGAATATTCTTTCTCTCCTCGTTCATTTTCTGGAATAACTTTTTCTTTTTTGATTTTATTGACAATTCTACTTATTAAATTATGGGCTTCATCAATTATAATTACTGAATTATCAAATAAATTTTTTGTGAACCCAGATGTTAATTCTTCTAAACGTTTTGTACGTAAACCATTATAATTAATAAAAATATACTTACTCCTTATCATTTCATTTAATTGGTCGTCTAATGATTTTTTGTCTATGGCAGTTAATTGTTCAAAATTAGAGGGTTTTTTAATGTTGATAAACCAAGCACCTTTGTGTTTTTCAATATAATCTTGTGATAAATTTAGTATGGCCGAAAGTGTTTGTAATGCTTCCGGATGTTTTACTGTAGAAACAAACTCCCAATACTGATTTTTCTTATATAAGAAATCACCGCAACGTTTTAATTCTTCCATATAATTGGTTCTTAAAGAGGCTGGTAACATAATAATTATTTTTTTTGTATCCTTCATACCCTCTGCAATTGCTATTGAGGTGCAAGTATTATGAGTTACAGTAAAATCACCTATTAAATATCTACAATTTCCATCTAATGTAAAACCATAATAATCATCTTCGCCAACGTAATCAACTGATATTCCAGAAACAAGAACGTCTTTTATTTGTTTTCTTGATGTGGCCTGTTTTCTTGGAATGAGTGTTGGTATAGTTTCAATACCGTTTCCATTTATATGAATTCTCCAAGCAGTTCCATATTTTTTTTCTCCTTTATATGTCCAAGATGTATTTTTTAATGATTTATAACATGAAAATCCTAAACTGCGCGCCAGATATATGACGTCATCCATTAATTTTTCATTTTTCTGTGTAAATTCAAATCCTCCATTTGATAAATAACCATCACTATCAATTAATCCTGCAAGAAGTTTCAAACGATTTTCTCTAGAATTACATTTGTAAATAAAAGGAATATGTTTATTATTAATTAAATCCAAGTTTTTTAATGTATTCAAAAAAATATTATTATAATACTTACCATTTCCAATAATATTATAACTATATCCTGAACAATAATTCAATGATAAATTTATTTTTGGAAGATTTTTAGCCAAATAATATAAAACTGTTGAATCTTGACTAGTAAATGAAGCACCTCTTGATGTTCCATCACCTAACCAATAACCAATCATATATGGGTCTATTGGTAATTCCTTTTCGGGAAAATTAAGAGGCACTTTATATCCTTTTAAAAATCCTTTCTTTTTATCAGACAAATTTATATAATCTTTTACTGAAATTTCAAAAACATTATCATTTGTTTTAGAATTATTTTTTATATTTTCAAAAAATTTTTCTGCATTTAATTTCATTTCCGATTGATTCGTTTGATTAAATGTAAATGTCTTTGAACAAAACTCATTATTTTCTAACCATTGAATATTATAATTAGTATTTGATTTGTGATTATTACAAGAAATTTTTGGAAATCCTGACGCGCGTAAACATAATATGTGTTCTTGATTTACAGTATATTTTTCACCTTTTACGGGAACAATGTCATACATTTTATCTCTACCACGAGCCAATGATGTTACTGTTCTTGGTGTTGAATCGTCACCCATTAATAAATCCCCGACTTTTATATTTTCAACTAGTTTGATTTCTCCATTTGACATGATAATAGGTGTGCCTTTTTTCATACATTTTCCTGCACCCAGACCATGATACAGTAACAAACCGCGATAAGGCGTAAATAAATTCATATAATCACGAACAATTTTTTGGTGTGTCAATAAAGAAAAATTTCCCTCATCTTTTCCAATGTCATCACATGATATATTACTTTTCATTTCATCCAATTCTTTTTTATAAGGTTCAAAGAGAGAATTAATAAAATTAACAAACAGTTCACGATTATTCATATAATAACTCGAAACTTTGACTAAAACAGGCGGCGATTTCTTTAACAATCTATCAGAAATCTTTGTATCACCAATTTCAACTGCATTCTCTGGACCTAAAACAGCAATACCCTTTTCGACTTTTTTCGTCTTGCGACCTCTTGTTGGTTCCTTTTTTTCAGTTGGTACCATTTCCGCAATAGGTTCGGCTTCTTCCATTTTTTCAAATACGATTTCCTGAAGTTCACCTATATTTTCTTTTTCAGCACCAATTTCATTATCATCAACAAGTATTATTTTTTTTTGTTTAATTTTCTTAGCTTTTTTCTGTTCTGGTATATTGATTACTGGAGTAATAGGTTCTATTATTTCCTTTTCTTTCACTTGTTCCAAGACAGGTTTTTTCTGTACTTTTGTTATTTTATTATCTAATAACTTTTTTAACAATCCTTTACGATCATATTCCTTATTACTTTCATCTTCTATGATTGTAGCATTTCTGTCTTGTTCTTTTTCTTGGCGTTCAGGTTCAACATTTTCTCCTTCTATTTTAATTGCAATTACCACTGGTTCATTATCTTTAATTGTAGGTTTTTGCATTAATTTTTGTTTGATTGTTTCTAAAGGTTGCATTTAAATCTATTATATTATTTAAATATATAAAACTTTCTATTTTATAATATATTATCATATTGGTTAATATATTATCATAATCAATTATGTATCGATTAAATAAAGTCATGTAAGCATCAATAAAATACTACAAATCAGATTGCTAAATTACTGAGTTCATCGGTAGAATTTTCTGGAATACATTTTATGGCTTCATTACACGCAATTTGTTCGGCTTTTCGTTTAATCTTGTGTTGACCTTCTCCCAAAAATAAAAGCAATTTGCCATTTTCAGCCACAAATTCATGTATTGATTGAAAAGTCTTAAAAAAAGAGATATCCACTGAATCGTCATGTTTTAAGTTATGAATTTGTTGTCCAAGACACAAATATACACCCATTTTATAACCTAATTCAATGTCATGTTCTATTTCAATATAATGTGGTGTAACTTTGAATTCTTTTTGAATTTTTACTTGAAGAATATTCTTATAATTATCATCATTTGTTATTAGTGAAATCCAATCAATGTGTTTTTCAAAAATATTCTCAACGAATTTTTGTGCCATTTGAAAACCTGGACCTGTTACAAACATCGATTGAAACCATCCATCTTCATCTTTTACTGTGATTTTATTGAAATCTAAAAAAAGTGCACCTAAAAATGATTCAAAAAGACAACCCAATTTTTTTAAATTGGTACGTATTTTTTTTTCTTCTGCATGTTTCGATAAAATCAACCATTTATATAAACCCATTTCAAGAGCAATTCTTCCGATTGCCTCATTTTTTACTATGGCAATTTTTTTTTCGGTCATGAATCCCTCATTTTCTTTTGGGAAACGGCGATATAAATAATATTTGGTTACTAATTCCAAAATACCGTCTCCTAAAAATTCAAGGCGTTCATTGGATTTACTGCTAAGGGGCATACAATCAGGTGGGCGTTCTACAATGGTAATATTTTGTGCAAGATTTTCAAAATTTGGTCGCTTGGTGTAGGAACGATGAACAAATGCACGTTCATAAAGTGCCATATTATGAATTGTAGGTGGAATACCATATTTAGAAAGAATACATTTGACGTCATCAAATGTAATCTTAATATTTAATGGATTAAATGGATTAAATATTAAACCTTCGTCTGATTTGATAATGTCGTCGTCGTGTGTTATTTTAACGTCAGTCATTGCGTTGTATATATTATAGTTGTCGGGTTGTCTTTAAGTAGATTTACATAATATTTTAGGAAAACCAATAAATTTTTGGAAATATATATTTTTTATATAATATTTATATATATATGTCCGAAACTAAAAAAACTATTAAGGAAAGATTATGGAACATTAGAGAAAATCCTTACTACAAAATGAATCCTGAAACTGGAGAATATGAAATGGTTGATGAGGAAACAATTAAAAAAGTAAAAAAGCAAGAACAAGATGAATATAACGCAGCCCAAGAACTAATCAATGAAAAAAATGCACAAATTTTAGATGATGATAATTTTTTAAAAGAATCTAGAGAAAAACAAAGATTAGATGAAGAAAAAAAAAAAAATTATATGCAAAATGCTGGACGAAAAAAACGCAGAACTGGTCGACGTAAATCAAATAAACGCAAATCTAACAAACGAAAATCACATAAACGTCGTGGAAGTCGTCGTAGGTAATTTAGGGTAACATTTGAAATGCCAAATAGAAT